GTTTAGCCCCTGGGACGTGCCCGGCCTGCACGGCCTGCTCGCGCAGTACGACGTGGCCGACCTCCAGCTCGCCGGCTGGGACACGGCTGCGCTCGACAAGCTGGCCGCGGAGTTTCTCCAGGTGACCCAGACTCCCACCGGCAAGCCCGGCGATGAGTGGACCGGCATGCCCGAGTTCGACCAGCAGGACAAGACGGCGTTCCGCATCCTCATCGTGCACTTCAAGACCCAGGCCGACTTCGACCAGTTCGTGCAGCTGACGGCTGCGCGCGTCACCGACAAGACCAAGTACATCTGGTTTCCCGAAATCGAGATCGAGCACTCGCAGGACAAGCGCTACGCCACCGAGGCCGAGACGTGAACCCCCGCTTCCCCGTCTACATCCCGTCCAAGGGCCGCGCCGACACGCGCATGACCATGAAGGCCCTCGAGCGCATGCGCGTCCCGTACCGCGTCGTGGTCGAGGCCCAAGAGCACGCCGCCTACGCCGCCGTCATCGACCCGTCGCACCTACTCGTGCTCGACCCCGCCTACCAGCTCAACTACGAGACCTGCGACAGCTTCGGCCTCACGAAGCCGGTGGGCTCCGGCGCTGCGCGCAACTTCATCTGGGACCACGCCGTCTCCGAGGGCCACGCCTGGCACTGGATCATGGACGACAACATCCAGTACTTCAGCCGCACCAACCACAACATGAAGATCCCGGTCAGCGACGGCACCATCTTCCGCTGCATGGAAGACTTCTGCCTGCGCTACCTGAACGTCGCGATGGCCGGCCCCCACTACGAGATGTTCCTCAGCCGCAAAGAGCGCGTGCCCCCGTTCGTCGCGAACACCCGCATCTACAGCTGCAACCTGATCCGCAACGATGTGCCGTTTCGCTGGCGCGGCCGCCTGAACGAGGACACCGAGCTCTCCCTACGCATGCTCAAGGCCGGTTGGTGCACGATCCTGTTCAACGCGTTCCTACAAAAGAAGATGGTCACGCAGAAGGTCCGCGGCGGCAACACCGACGCGTTCTACGCCAAGGACGGCACTCTGCCCAAGGCCCAGATGCTCGCCGCGCTGCACCCGGACGTGACCGAGATCGTCTGGCGCTTCAACCGCTGGCACCACTACGTCGACTACCGACCGTTTCGAAAAAACAAACTCATCCGCAGGCCCGATGTCGCTGTGCCCGAGGGCGTCAACGACTACGGCATGCGCCGCGTTCAACTCTCAGAAGAGGAGCTCCGCCGTGGGCAGCAAAGAGTCAGGCTCGCCTAAGTACACCCCCGCGCTGCACAAGCAGCTGGTCGAATACCTGCGCGGCGGCGCGTTCAAGAAGCACGCCGCCAACGCGTGCCGCCTCAGCCTCAACACGTTCGAGCAGTGGCTGGCGTGGGGCGCTGCCGGCCGCGAGCCGTACGCGCGCCTCGCCATCGACTGCGACCAAGCCATCGCCCAGGACGCCATCCGCAACCAGCTGATCATCAGCAAGGCTGCCAACGGCGAGCACCTGGGCGACTGGAAGGCGGCCGCCTGGTGCCTCGAGCGCAAGTTCCCGAAGCTGTACGGCGCGATGGCCGCCGGGCACGAGGGCGTCGCTCAGGGCGACAAGCCGTTTAGTCCATGGAAACTAACAGCCGTACCTAACAACTAACACCCATGCGCGCAGGCGTCACCACACCCGCTGTCCTGGCTAACACCGTCATCCGCTCGGAGGGCCAGCGCATGCTGATCGCCGTGACGGGCACGCTCGCGGCGATCGGGGCCGAGGTCGGCGCCAAGGCCAACATGGTGTTCACCTGGAAGACGGGCTCCAAGGTGCCCAGCGCCAACGCGCGCGCTCGCATGCAGGAGGCGTTCGGGATCCCGGCACGCGCCTGGTCCGTGCTGCCGGGTGGGACGCTGTCCGAGGACCCGGCCACGGCCGCGCTGCAGCCCGGAGCCGCAGCGCCGAGCACACTCGAGGACTGTCTCGCCCTGCTCAGCGTCATCCGGCGCGACCGCCAGCAAGCGGGCCTGATGCCCGGTGAGCGCGTGCGCCTGGCCGGCGCCGAGGCCCAGATCCTGGCCCTGCGCGCGAAGCTCGAGCAGGCGGCCGAGCTCGCCGAGTCTCGGTACGTGGTGCAGCACCCGGCCTGGCTGCGCCTGAGGCGCGCGATCGTGGTCGCGCTCGAGCCCTTCCCCGACGCGGCCAAGGCCGTCGTCACGTGCATCGCTGCGATCGAAACCCCGCTCATCCCCAAGGACACAACCCCATGCGCATCAGCATCGACACGGTAGTGATGGCGCTCGCGATTCTCGCCCACGGCTGGGCCCCGCGCCTGTGCATCGACACGCGCACGAGCGCCATCGTCTCGGCGCTGCTCAACACGCTGGCGATCCTGATCGTCATCGCGTCGCTCGTGCTCTCGTACTGGCGTCGGTAGGGTGGCCACCAGCAGCATCGCGTCTGAGCTTGCGCGGCGCCGGGCCCCACCCGAGCTGCCGCCGGGCTCGTTCGCCGATGACTTGCAGCGGGAGCTGCTGGCGCTGATCGCGCGCAAGACCACGCTCCGCTTCCCCAGCCCGCGCTACCAGCACGACCCGCTCGGGTTCTTTCACAACGTGCTCGGCGTCGAGCCCTGGGAGCGCCAGATCGAGATCATCGAGGCCGTGCGAGACCATCAGCGCGTGGCGATCTGTAGCGGCCACAAGGTCGGCAAGAGCCTGAGCGTCGCGGGCCTGGCGCTCTGGTTCTACTGCAGCTTCCAGGACGCGCGCGCCATCATGTCCAGCACCACGTCGCGCCAGGTGGATCAGATCCTGTGGCGCGAGCTGCGGATGATCCGCGCGCGCGGCGGGCGCTGCGTGGTCTGCAAGCGCGCCGACCCGGACGGCTTGCTCATCCCGAAGCCGTGCCCGCACTCCGCGCTCATCGAGGGCGAGCAGGGCGAGCTGGCGAGGACGGGCCTGAAGTCGGACGACTTCAGAGAGGTGGTGGGCTTCACCGCGCGCGAGGCCGAGGGTGTCGCCGGCGTGTCCGGTCGGAATCTGCTGTACCTGGTGGACGAGGCCAGCGGTGTGCCCGATGAGATCTTCGAGGCCATCGAGGGCAACCGCGCCGGCGGTGCGCGCCTGGTGCTGATCGGCAACGGCACCCGCAACGAGGGCGAGTTCTTCGAGGCCTTCGCCAGCAAGTCGCACCTGTACCACACCATCCGCATCAGCAGCGAAGAGTCACCCAACGTGGTGCAGGGCCGCATCGTGGTGCCGGGCTTGGCCACGACCGAGTGGATCGAGGAGAAGAAGCTCGAGTGGGGCGAGACCAGCTCGCTGTATCGCGTGCGCGTCAAGGGCGAGCACCCGCAGTCCGAAGAGGGCAAGATCTTCAGCCTGCACGACATCGGCGAGAGCGAGAAGCGCTGGGCCGACACGCCCGTCGCCGGCCGGCTGTACATCGGCATCGATCCGGCGGGTGAAGCTGGCAGCGGCGACGAGACGGTGTTCGTCGCTCGGCGCGGCCTGCGCATGCTCCTGCTGCGTGCATACCGTGGGCTCAACACGGCTCAGCATCTGGTGCGCTTGCTCGACCTGCTGCGCCCGCCGCTGGTGCTACCGCGCGAGACGCCGGTGGTGGTGATCGACCGCGCTGGCAGCATCGGCAGTGACCTGTCGGTGGAGCTCCGCCGCTACGTGGACGCAAATCCGGAAGCATTCGATCTCGTAAGTATTATGCCGAGCGCCCGCGCGCAGCGGCGGCCGGAGGTCTATCACACGATGCGCGACTGCCTGGCGGCCAACCTCGAGCTCTGGATGCGCGACGGCGGCGCCATTGTCGAAGACGTGAAGCTCACCAAGGAGCTACACGCGCTCGAGTGGAAGCAGGCCGCGAACGGCTTACTCAAGCTCACGCCCAAGGACATTCTGCGCAAGGAGCTCGGGCGCTCGCCTGACCGCTACGACGCCCTCGCGCTCTGCGCGTGGGAGCCTCTGAGCCTGCGCGCGGGCGAAGACCTATCCGCCAGTGCTCAGAGCACGATCGGAGCGCAGGAGCGCCAGCAGCACTACCAGGCCCCGCTGCTCGACCCGTACGCCGGCAACGACCTATGGCAGCGACGATGACCATCACGCGCGGCCAGCGGTTGCTCCTGGCCGTGCTTCAGCGCACGACCGCGAGCGAGGTCGCCGCGCGTGTAGGCGTGGGGCAGCCGGCGGTGAGCCGTTGGGCCTCGGGTCTAAAAACTCCGAGCGCCCCACGACGCGAGAAACTCGAGCAGCTGTACGGCATTCCGCGGGGGGCGTGGGACGCTGCTCTGTAGCCGCCCCGGCCGGGGAACGTCGCTGTATGTCCCACGCGCGCGCGCGCGTGTGGCTGAGTCGTCGCCGTGTTCCAGACGATCACGCGCTTCACGGCGGCGCTGCTCGGACGCTCGGCGTATCAGCCGCCGCCGCCGCCAGCTGCAGGCTCGTCTGACCTCGACTCGCCCGAAGTGGTGCGCATGCGCATCAACATGGGCGGGCAGATCCAGCTGCCCACCACGCCGGCCACGCGCTGGTACATGGCGCAGCTGGAGGCGGCCGAGTACGACGCCGACGCCGGCAATCTAGAGCTGGCCGGCAAGCTGATGCGCGCTGCCCGCACGGACGGCGTGTTCTCGGGCGTGCTGAGCACACGCACCGGCGGGCTTGTCAGGCTGCCTAAGCAGTTCCGCGGCGACCCCGACGTGATCGCAGCTCTCGAGCTCGGCCACAGCACCGCAGAGACGCGGAGCGTCTTCGACGAGATGCTGCCCCCGGCCGAGCTCGCTGCGCTCAGCGCAGACGGCGTGCTGCTCGGCGTGGGCGTCGCAGAGCTCGTGCGCGTGGTCGGGCGCGACTACCCGGTCATGGTACGGCTCGAGCCGCACTTCTTGGTCTACCGCTGGATCGAGAACCGCTGGTACTTCAAGTCGGTCGCGGGCCTGCTGCCGATCACCCCGGGCGACGGGCGCTGGATCCTGCATACGCCTGGCGGGCGCAGCAGCCCGTGGGTCAATGGCCTGTGGCGCTGTGTCGGTCGCGCGTTCATCCGCAAAGAGCACGCGAACCAGCACAAGGACAACTGGGAGGCGAAGCTCGCCAACCCTGCGCGCGTCGCAGTCGCACCGGCTGGTGCAGCCGAGCAGCAGGCTGATTCCTGGTTCAAGGCCGTAATGGCGTGGGGCGTCAACACGGTGTTCGGCATGCGCCCGGGCTACGACGTGAAGCTGCTCGAGAGCAACGGGCGCGGCTACGAGTCGTGGGCGAAGACGGTCGCCGACCAGAACAACGAGCTCATCATCGCGGTCACGGGCCAGACGGTGACGACCGATGGCGGCGCCGGCTTTCAGAACGGCGACATGTTCAAGAGCATCCGCGCCGACCTGATCAAGGCGACCGCGGACGACCTCGCGTACACCATCAACACGCAGGCGATTCCGGCGTTTGTCGCGGCGCGCTTCGGCGTGGAGGCCATCGAGAACAAGCCCTGCGTCGTCTCGTGGGATGTCACGCCACCCAAGGACAAGGCCGCAGAGGCCAACGCGTTCGTGGCCGTCGCAAACGCCATGAAGCTGCTCAATGAGGCGCTGGCCGCGCAGGGCCTCGCGCTCGACATCGCGACGCTGGCGACGAACTTCGGCGTGCCGGTCAACGGCGACAAAGACGGCGACGGCGCTGCCGAGGTCGAGCCCGTGGTGGTCGAGCTCGACGACGAGCCCATGGACGAGGAGCCGCAGGAGCTCCCCGAAGACGAAGCCATACAGGAGGCTGCGTGAACCGCCGCAGCCAACAGCCGCAGCGCTTCGACCGCAACGGGTTTCTGGCGATCGATCCGCGTGCGTTCTTCGAGCTGTTCTTCGAGCCCATGACGCGCGGCAACACGCGCGTGGGCAACGTGGATGTGATTGAGGTCAGCGGCCCACTGGTCCAGCGCGACGAGATGTGGTGCGACAGCTACGAGGCCATCCGCGAACGCGTGCGCGAGGCCTGCGCCAGCGACAGTCGCGGTATCGTGATGCGCTTCGACTCTCCGGGCGGCGACGCTTCGGGCTGCTTCGAGACCGCGCGCGCCATCCGCCAGGACGTCGAGAAGTCCGGCAAGCGTCTTGTCGCGTACGTTGACAAGGCGTGCAGCGCGGCGTACGCGCTGGCGAGCGCTGCGTCGGCAATCTTGATCGGTGAGACTTGCTGCGCGGGCAGCGTCGGCGTGCTGAGCAGCCGCCCCGATCAGACGGCGGCGAACATGCAGCGCGGCCTGCGCATGGCGTTCGTCGTCAGCGGCTCGCGCAAGCTTGACGGTAACCCCGACTACCCGATCTCGGAGGCCGAGCTGGCCGAGACGCAGCGGCACGTGGACAGCTTGGCCGAGAAGTTCTTCGGGCTCGTGAACGAGCAACGGCCGCAGCTGTCGGCGGCAACGGTCGCGGCGTTCGACGGCGCTGTGTTCTACGGCGCTGGTGCCGTGGACGCGGGGCTCGCCGACGTCGTTGCCACGTTCGACCAGGCGCTCGCCTACGCGAGCAGTGGAGACACTTCTATGTTTCTCAAGACCGACTACGAGAGCGCGCGCGCCCTGCTCGAGAAGGTGGCCAAGGGCAAAGACGCCAACGCCGCCGCAGCACGACGCGCGCTGAGCACGCTGGCGGAATCCGCCCCCGGCGATGACGAGGACAAAGAGGAGCACAAGGAGCCCGACGGTGATGAAGCCCCCGAGAGCTCTGAGGATGAGGAGAAGAAAGAGCCGGATGCAGAAGGCGCTCCGCCGCCGCCTGCGGCTGAGGGCGACGACCCCGAGGAGCCCCCGGCAGACAAGAAGCAGCCAGCGGCTGCGGCTCCTGCGCCTGCGGCTGCCAGCTCCAGTGCCGAGCTTGCCGCGCGCGTGGCAAAGCTGGAGGCCAGGGCTGCCAATGAGGCCACCGCCCGCGAGCGTGCGGAGCTGCTGGCGAAGCGCCCGGACTTCACGCCCGAGGTGCGCGCGTCGTTGGCCAAGGCGCCGCTCGCCACGGTGCGCGAGCTCATCAAGACGATTCCGAAGGTGAAGCGCGCCGCGATCACCACGGTGGGCGCGGTGCGCGGGTCAACGCAGGTCGGCGCGAACGAGGGCGGCGCTCCCACGCGCCTGAGCGGAGCAGACGCGGTGGAGCTCGACCGCGCGATGGGCTTCTCGGTGCCGAAGCTCGGCAGTCGGCGCGAGGGCTCAACCATGTACTTCGGCCACGTCCGTGACGCGGTCGACACCGACAAAGGGGACCAGCCGTGACTGCTCTCATCAACGAAAAGACGCGCGACTTCGAGCGCTGGACCTACCACCTCTTTCCGCTCGCGGTCGGCTTCAAGGCGTGGAAGCACGCCTCGGTCGGGATCGAAATCGCCAGCGGCAAGGTCAAGCCCGCGACCGCGGGCGCAACGCTGTTCATCATCGGCGTCGCCGAGCGTACCTGCGACGCCATGGCGGCCGAGCAGCAGATCAACGTCAACCTCTGCACGGAGATCGAGGTCGAGTGGTGGGCGAGCGCAGGCGGCATCACGGCCGCCAACCTCGGCTCGTTCTGCTACTTCGCCGACGACCAGACCGTGACGCTCACCGCGAACGGCATGTTCGCGGGTCGCATCTGGGGCTACGACGCCGCGCGCGGTGTCGCCGTTCAGAAGCTGGGCGCTGCGCCCGGCGTAACTCCGCCCGCGCTCGCCGCGTTCGAGCCGCCCGACGAGGGCGCTCGCGCTTCACACGAGAAAGGGAGGCGCTAAGCCATGCCCGCACTGACGCCAAGTTTCCTGATGGATCTCGAGTCTCGGATGAGCATCATCACCGAGCGCGAGTACGACCGCCTGAACAACAACCTGTGGTGGAAGTCGGTCGCGCGGCTGCGCCCCGCCACAGGTCGGCGCGAGGTGGTGACGTGGCTCCTGTCCACGGCGCAGATTCACGACCAGGGCGAGGGCGGCAACATCTCGTTCTCCGATCTCGTCTCGCAGACGACCGAGATCGTCAACCGGCACGCCGGCGAGGGCCTCAAGCTCACGCGCGCGCAGCTCGAAGACATCGACGGCGGCGGCATGGACCTGGCCGCGCAGTGGAGCGCCGACATCGGCGCGTACATGTCCTATTGGCCGCAGAAGCTCGTGACGCACGTCATGAAGTTCGGCACCGATGCGGCGCAGTACAACAGCTACACCACCAAGCCGTTCTTCGCGATCGACCACCCGCTGAACCCGTTCAAGGTCGCGGCTGGCGTGTACTTCAACCTGCACACGGGTGCGAACGCGGCGCCGATCGATGACTCGGTGACGCCGGACGTGGCGCTCGCGAGCATGACGAAGGTGTTCGCGAACATCTGCGCCATCAAAATGCCCAACGGCGTCGACCCGCGCATGCTCAGGCCGATGCAGATCTTCTGCTCGCCGCGCCTGTTCCCGCGCGCCGTGCAGCTGACCTCTGCCAAGTTCTTGGCGCAGGTCGCGACCGGCGGTGTGGCCACCGGCGATGTCGAAGCGCTGATCAAGGCCCTGGGCTTCGCAACGCCCGTCCAGGTGGACGAGCTCGCCGGCTTCGAGAACGACAAGACATGGTTCGTCGGCGTCGACACGCTCGCGACCAGCCAGCTCGGTGCGATCGTGTACAGCGAGCGCGAGCCCTTCCGCATCAACTACTACGGCACGGTCGACCAGGTGCAGCTCGGTCGCTCGCAGGAGCTCGAGTGGCATTGCCACGGCCGCAACGTGGCGCGCCCCGGCCACCCGTTCCTGCTGCACAAGGTGATGCCGACCTAACAGTTTCCTCGTCCGGGCGCGCGCCGCAGCTCTTCCCGGCGCGCGCCACTTGCGCCTGCCATGCCCGCATACCTCACAGTCAGCCGCTTCAAGCTGCTCAGCACCATCCCCGATGCGTTTGTGGATGTGGTCGAGACGCAGACGCCGGGCTTCACCGACGCGCAGCTGGCGTACTGGTCTGACTGGATCGACGCGCAGCTGCGCAAGCGCTACGACGCGCCGTTCAAGCCGCCGGTCCCCGGCGCGGTCGAGGGCTGGCTCGCCCGCATCGTGACGATGCGCGTCTGGAGCAAGCGCGGCATCGACCCCGAG